CGGCATGGGCGGATACAATCAGTTTGGCGGATACGGTCAAGTTGGCCTCGGCTATCTGCCTCCGCAGCAACCGACCATCAATGACTCGGTCGCGAACCAGTTCATGCAGCAATACTATGGCGGCGCCTTTGGCCTTGGCGGTCAGCCGCAGCCGCGTCGGCAACGTCCGCGCAATCCGTTCCGCACTCGCCCAGAGGTGCAGCCGTTTGTGCAGCCCGCGCCAGATCTTGCGCCGGCAGTGATGCCTGACTATCGCACTGGCCCAGAGGCGCCGGTTGATGTGAGCGGCATGACGTTCGCCAACTCGCAGCCGTCTGTGGTCAACCCGCTGCCGTCATCGTTCTCGATTGACCCGTCACTACTCGCCGAGTTGAGCTATCTTCGGTTCTAATGCAGGTTGAGGTTCAACATGTCCCACCGGGCCGTATTTTTGAAGCGCTGGGCTGCATTCAAGCTCTGGTGCAAGAATCAGTGGAATGGACTGAAGGGCGCATGGATGCGGATGACATCGCTCGTCTTGCGCTGGCTCCGCAGTCTCAACTTTGGATAGTCATCGACACTGACACCGGAGTGATCCACGGATACCTGCTGACAGAGGTCAAGAGGTATCCCAGAAAGTTCATGTTCCAAGTGCACCACTGCGCCATGCGTCCACATACGAAGGCGCTGGTTGAAGAGCAGATGCACAAGACGATGGAGCAGTTTGCTCGAGATCAAGGTTGTTGGGGCGTGGAGTTCTTTGGCCGACCCGGCTGGAAGAAACACGCAAAGACTTTTGGCTATGAAACCCAGACGGTAGTGTACGAGAAGCACTTCTATGGAAGACATTAGACAGTCTAAGGCTCCAAGCCCGAACAACGCACCGCCTCAGTATTCGCAACAGTACCAGCACTTGCTGAACAATCAGCTCAAGCTGTACTTCAACCAAGTTGACAACAACAATCGAGAGCTGATCGCCTCTGTGCACAGTCTCAACGTCTTGTATTGGATAGGTGGGATTTAATGGGACAGTACCAAAACATAGTCGGCAAAAAACTAGGGAGCGCAATAATCAGCGCGTCCTACGTCACTATTTACACTGCCCCGGCATTCACCCGTACTTACATTAAGGACATCAACCTCTGCTCTGTCACGAACAACAACCATAACGCCTACGTCCACATTGTTCCGTCTGGCGGAACCGCTGGAATCGGTAACGCAATTTTGTATAATTTTTTAATAAACGGTAACAGCGTTTATAGATGGAACGGACTCGCCATCATGAACGAGGGCGATACGATTCAGGTCAAGGCAGACGCAGCAGACAAAATTGCCATTTACATCAGCGGAGCAGATGCAACATGAAGACTGGTCTTTACAGCAACATCCATGCAAAACGTGAGCGCATTGCAGCCGGCAGCGGCGAGAAGATGCGCAAGCCCGGCGCCAAGGGCGCACCGACTGCCTCGGCTTTCAAGGCTGCGGCAAAGACGGCAAAGAAGCGCAAGTGAAGACGCCGGCTTGGCAGCGTAAGGAAGGCCAGAGCAAGAAAGGCGGTCTGAACGCTGCCGGCCGCGCATCCTATAAGCAAGAGACTGGTGGCACGTTGAAGGCGCCTGTTAAGGGTGCGCCAAAGACGCCAGAGCAACTGCGCAGGAAAGGAAGTTTCCTTACCAGAATGGGATCGATGCCGGGACTGTTGACGGATGAGCAAGGGGATAAGACTCGGCTCAAGTTGAGCCTCGAGGCTTGGGGTCATCAAGGGGATAAGGCGAGCGCGGTAGCCAAGGGGCGGCGCTTGCTCGAGAGATATAGGAAGCAAAAAGATGGCTGAAATGAGAGCGCGCAGGCGCAGCCTGCTTGACCCAGAATCGCAAGCTATTGAGGAGGCTATTGCTGGCGCTCCCGCTGTTGGCGAGTTTGGGCAGGGCGTCTATAACTTTGGCCGCAATCTAGCGACCGGAGCGATCGACCTAGGCCAGCGCTTTGTTCAAGATCCGACCGGAACCGTTCGCAGCGGACTGCTCGGCGCATACAATGTCGGCCGCGCATTCGCAAACGATCCGCGCGGAATGCTGACGCAAATGGCCCAGACGGAAATGCAGCGAGCCTCAGAGGCGCTGCAAAGCCCACAAGCTGCCGGCGAATACTTGCCGTCATTCCTGAACCCGGCTCGCATGTTTAGAGCGCCCAGCGGTCAGATGCTTCGACTTACGGAGCAAGAGGCTGAAGCTCTGAAGCAGAGCAATCCGCAGCTATATGGAACGCTAAGAGAGTTCCTCACTGAGCGAGAGTTCCAAGAAATCTCGCCAAAGAGTGCGCAGAAGACTGGCGGCCTACTGCAAGACACGCCGACCATGAACCCGCAGGATACTGCGGCGATGGCCTACGCTGGCCGCGCAAAGCTGGGCTGGTATGCCACTAGCGGAGATGCAATTAAGACCGTATTTGGAGAGGATGCGCCAAGGTTTACCGCTCTCCTCTCTTCTTTGTCGCCGCAGACAAGCGTCGAGTCCAACCTGCAAAACGCACTGAGCGTCTGGAAGAACTGGAATGCAGCGGGGCGGCCTGAAGACAGAGATTCAATCATTAGAATCATGGGAGAAAGCGTACAGCAGTCTCCATTAAGCGATCGCAGCCTTTCACAGCTTGAATCACTCGGCAGTCGCCTTGGCATTAAAGCCAAGACAAAAAGCGGAATGCTGAAGCGCATACAGGCATTCTCTGATGCGTCTCCGCAAAACGCAGAATTAGTTCGCAGAGCGTCAGTGCTTGATGCTTGGACGAACAACAGCGTGCGATCGCTGACCACGCCAGACCCAGAAGGGTTGATTCTTTCTGGCCCGAAGGTTGACTCTTTTATGAGAAACCTTCTTGGAGACATGGCAGAAGTTACCAATGACACATGGATGGCGAACGCATACGGAGTGATGCAACAGCTATTTGCTGGAGCAGCACGAAAGGCCGCATCCGGTGAAAAGCTCGGAATGAAGGGGCCAGGTTATTACGCGGCCAATGTTGTCGCTCGGCAAGCGGCAAAGGTGCTTGAAGAAGCAACCGGCAGAAAATGGACTCCGGCAGAGGTGCAGGAGACAGTTTGGTCTTACGTTAAGCCAGCAGTTGAAGAGCGCCAAAAACTTTTGAAGAGCGGGCAGGATGTCACGATTAGCGACTTAGTCGCCAGTGGCGTCATTAGCGATGAAAAGATTCGAGGTGTTGCAGACTTTGCAACGCTGCTGACAAAAGACCCAAAATACCGGCGATTGCTTGAAGAGGCAGGATATGGGCGGCAACTTGCCGCTCTTGAAACCAACCCTCCATCATTTAACGTCGGCGATATTCGTAAAAGTGCAGATCTTGAGAGTAGACTTGCTGAAGTAAACAGACGGCTTGATGTTACGGCTGCAACGCCAAAAAGCCAGAGAGGCCAGAAAGGTTTATTGGAGGAATAATGCCCAGCAAATCCATGAAACAGGCTCGCCTTATGGCCGCAGCCGCCCACGATAAAAGCTTCGCAAAGAAGGTTGGTGTACCGATGAAGGTCGCCAAGGAGTTCAACAAGGCTGACAAGGGCGGCAAGCTCTTGAAGAAGGCCATGAAGAGCAAGCCGAAGGGTGGGCTTCTGGCTTGAGCGATCGCAACCCGCATCTTGATGTGCAGCGAGCACTTCAGGCCAAGGAGCTGATCGAGAATCCGATTCTGGTCGAGGCGCTCGAGTTGATGGAGCGCGAATATCTCGCCGCATGGCGCAGCAGCAAGCTGCCAGACCTAGAAGAGCGCGAGCGATTGTGGCTGGCGCTGCAAGTATTGGAAGAGGTGCGCAAGCACCTGCGAGTCGTCATCGAGAATGGCTCAATCGCAAGGCGAGAAATAGACCGCATAGCAGGTCGCAGGTAGCCTTGAATCCCGCAAAATAGAGTTATGAGTGAAACCGGCACGGGTACACCCCCCGGAAATATACAGTCCACGCAGGATGTTTTTGAGCAGATGCTCGCCGCTGAAGAAGGCGAAACCGAGCAGCTTGAAACCGAAGCAACGGACGAGGGTGAGGATGCAGTTGAGGTCGAGACCGAAGAGGTCGAGAGTGAAGCTGTAGAGGAACCAGAAGGCGATGAGGAAGCCGAAGAGGCTCCAACAGCGTCCAAGACATTCCGCGTCAAGGTTGACGGGGAAGAAGTCGATGTGCCGCTGGACGAGCTGCTGAAAGGCTACTCTCGCACCGCAGACTACACGCGCAAAACGCAAGTGGTGTCCGAGGCACGCAAAGCGGCCGAGGCAGAGCTTGCGATGGCGCGGGAAGAGCGAAAGCGGTATGCACAGACGCTCGAGGTGCTTGACGCGCAACTACGATCAGCGCAACCGCCGGAGATCGACTGGGACAGGCTCTACCAAGAGAATCCCGTCGAATGGGTACGGCAGCGTGAACTAGTTCGCACACGGCAGGAGCAGCAGGGCTGGGTAGAAAACCAGCGCCGTGCTCTGGCCCAAAAGCAAGCAATCGAGGAACAACAAGAGGCGGAGAAGACCCTAGAGGTTGAACGCTCCAAGTTGTTCGAGGCACTGCCAGAGTGGCGCGACAAAGAGAAAGCTCGCGCCGAGAAGGCGAAGATCGTCAGTTATGCGACGGAGAACCTAGGCTTCACGGCCGATGAGATCTCTGACCTGTACGACGCTCGCGCTGTACTGGCACTGCGTAAGGCCATGCTTTACGACGAGGTGATGGCAAGACAGCAGAATCTTCGCCCGAAGATTCAGCAGAAGGCCAAGCCGATGAAAGCTGGTGTAACGGTGCCTGTCACTACCAAGTCAGTGCGATCTCGCGAGGCTCTTTCCAAACTCCAACGAACCGGCAGCACTAAAGACGCTGCTGCTATCTTTGAACAATTTTTGGATTGAGGTAACAGGAAATGTCCCAGACTAGTAATACTTTCGATACCTTTAACGCAAAGGGTATCCGTGAATCTCTCTCGAACGTGATCTACAACATCTCGCCCGAAGAGACCCCGTTCATGTCGAACATCGGCCGCGAGAGCGTCAAGAACACGTTCTTCGAGTGGCAGACGGACTCGCTCGCCGCTGCGTCAACGACCAACGCGCAGATCGAAGGTGACGATGTTTCGGCCTACGACTCGACTTCGGCCACGGTTCGCCTCGGCAACTACACGCAGGTCAGCCGCAAGACGCTCATCCTCTCGGGCACGCTCGAGTCGGTGGACAAGGCCGGCCGTCGCTCGGAGTTGGCCTACCAGCTCGCGAAGCGCTCTGCCGAGTTGAAGCGTGACATGGAGAGCATCATGCTCACCAACCAGGCCTCCTCTGGTGGCTCGGCTGGCGTCTCGACCGCTATCCGCAAGACTGGTTCGTTGCTCGCCTTCTTGAAGACGAACACGGACAAGGGCACGAGCGGTGCTGACCCGTCTTACACCACGCAGCCGAATGCGACCCGCACGGACGCCCTCGCCGCTGATCAGCGCACCTTCACGGAAGCGATCCTGAAGAGCGTGATCCAGAAGGTGTGGACATCTGGCGGTACGCCGAAGGTGCTGATGGTTGGCCCGGTCAACAAGCAGCGCGTCTCGGCCTTCGCGGGTATCGCGGAGATCCGTCGCGAAGTCACGGGCAACAAGCCGGGCGTGATCATCGGCGCGGCCGATGTGTACGTCTCGGACTTCGGTGCCGTGTCTGTTGTCCCGAATCGCTTCCAGCGTGAGCGTGACGCCTTCGTGCTTGATCCTGAGTACGCCAGCGTCGCCTTCCTGCGTCCGTTCCAGACGGTGGAACTTGCCAAGACTGGCGACGCCGAGAAGCGCATGATCCTTGTGGAGTGGGGCTTGAAGGTCAACACCGAGGCCGCTCATGGTCTCGCGGCTGACTTGACCACGACCTGATCATGATGATGTAAACTTGGGGGTGCCGGTAATTTTGCCGGCACCCCTAGGTTGAGGATCGCATGAACTCTACCGGCAAACGGTTATTCGATTACGACCCGATGACGGGCACCACCAAGTGGTGGCATTACGACGCCGACAAAGACGAAGCAAAGATTGAAACGGTCTTTGAAGTTGGCGACATCATTGAGCAGAACAAGGCGCAGTTCAATAACACGGACGAGCGCACCAGATGGGGCGAGTGGAGCAAGGTAGCCTCGATTCCGATGGCGCTCTTCTACCGTCTCAAGAACCAAGGCATCATCGACGATCCGAAGAAGATGAAGGCTTGGTTGAACGATCGAGACAACCAACTGTTCCGCACTCGGCCGGGGCGCGTATGAGTCGCTCAGTCGCCATCCTAGTGCCAGCGCGGGACACTGTGATGACCTCATTTGCGTATGACTTGGCCCGAGCCATGTCATACCACACCGCGACAACAGACGACCGTGTGATTCTTTATACCTCACACGGCACGCTGATCGCCTCCCAGAGAACGGAACTTGCGCGGCAGGCGCTAGAGGAGAAGGTGGACTTTCTCCTGTGGCTGGACTCCGACATGCGGTTCCCGAAGGAGACCATCGGATACATGATGGATCTCGACAAGGACATCGTCTCGGCAAACTACGCCACGAGACGGATGCCGGTGAAGCCGGTGGCGATGATGGACGGCGGAGAGAAGGGCGTCGGCAGGGTCTACACCGAGCCGGGGCAAGAGGGGCTGCAACCAGTCGACTATGTCGGCATGGGTGTGATGATGGTCAAGCGCGAGGTGTTCGAGAAGCTCGAGCAACCGTGGTTCGCGATTCCATACAGCACGGTTGGCGGCCACTACATTGGTGAAGACGTGTTCTTTTGTCGCAAGGCAAGAGAGGCAGGGTACGAGGTGCTGATTGACCACGCGCTATCGCAAGAGGTCAAACACATCGGCACCTTTGAATACTCACTACAGGGCGCATGGGCAGTAAAGGACGAGCAACAGAATGGCTCTTAACACATACAGCGCACTGAGAACTTCGATTGCCGACTGGCTGAACAGGGATGATCTCACTGCGGTCATCCCTGATTTCATTGCGCTGGCCGAAGCGCAGATCGAGCGCCGCATTCCGATCCAGAAGCTGGTGAAGCGTGCGACTGCCACAGTTGACACGGCATTCTTTGCGGTGCCTTCGGACTTTATCTCGGCAAAGTCTCTGATCTTAACCTCAACCTCTCCGGCGCAGCCGCTGGTGTTTATCTCGCAGGACGAGATGGACGCCAAGAAGTGGATCTACACGACCACCGGCAAGCCGCAGTATTTCTCGGCAGTCGGCGGTCAGTTTGAAGTGCTGCCGGCGCCGGATACCGGATACACCGGCGAGCTGACGTATGTGGCGAAGCTCGAGAAGCTCTCGGACTCTGTCACATCCAACTGGCTGCTGACGCAGTTTCCTGACGTGTACCTCTATGGCTCGCTGCTGCAAGCGGCTCCCTACCTGCGCGACGATGAGCGCATTGCGGTGTGGGGTTCGCTGTACGAGAAGGCCATCGAGGAGATGATCGTGCAAGACCAGCGTGCCTCATTTAGTGGGGGCCGATTGGCAATGACTGTCAAACCGACAAGGGTGATCCCGTGAGTGCATTTTCCAACTATCTCGAGAACAAGGTATTGCTGCACGTCTTTGGCGGCACTTCGTACACGGCGCCAACAACTTTGTATCTGGCGCTCTACACCTCTGACCCCGGCGACGGTAACACTGGCACCGAGTGCTCTGGCACGGCATACGCTCGCCAGACGATTGCCTTCACGGTGGTGACTGATACGGCGAGCAATAACGCTGCCGTCGAGTTCCCTGTTGCTGGCTCGAGCTGGGGTACCATTACGCACGTTGGTATCCTCGACCAACTGACGAGCGGCAACCTACTGGCGCATGGCGCGCTGACCGCCTCAAAGGCGATTGCATCGGGCGACGTGTTCCGCGTCGAGAACGGTGACCTTGACATCACCTTGGCCTGATAGGGGATTTCATGTCGACGATCGTCACCCGTGCAGGTAAAGGTTCGCCGTTGACCCATAACGAGGTCGATGCGAACTTCAATAACCTCAACAATGACAAGGTCGAAGAATCGACCACGATCACCGCTGGCACAGGCTTGAGCGGTGGCGGTGACTTGTCCGCTAATCGCACGATCTCGCTCGCCAACACGTCGGTGACGCCGGGTAGTTATGGCAGCGCTTCTGCTGTCGGCACGTTTACGGTGGACGCGCAAGGCAGACTGACTGCCGCCTCCAATACCAACATCGCAATCGCCAACACCGCAGTGAGTGGCCTTGGCACGATGTCCACACAGAATGCCAACAACGTCTCCATCACTGGCGGCTCTGTGAATGGCACGACCATTGGCGGCTCTACGGCTGCTGCTGGTACGTTTACTTCTGCAACCGTCTCTACCGGCAACCTCACCTTCTCGTCCACCGGCCAGCGCATCACGGGCGATTTCAGCAATGCAACGGTAAGCAATCGGCTGATGTTTCAAGGAAGCGTTGCTAACGCGACGACTTTTGTTGGATTGATTCCTAATGGAACCGGCACAACATCATCAATCAATTGCTTTGGCAATAATGATCCAACAAATGCCCCATTTGTCCGACTGCTGCAAAATTCTACAAACGATTCGCAAATTCGTTCAGATATTACAGGCACCGGCACTTATGTTCCGATGACCTTTCATACCGGCGGCAGCGAGCGTATGAGGCTGGATGCGTCGGGGAATCTTGGCGTTGGTGGAACCCCATCGTATCGATTTGATGTGCAGGGCGGCACGGCATCATTTAGCGGATCAAGCGGCGCTAATGCTATTAGAATTGCCGGTGCTGGAGGATCGTGGTTTTGGATTGATAATCCAACTACAACCACAATGCGATTTTCGTCTGGCGCAACGGCTGGAACTGGCGCAATGGTGCTTGACTCCTCCGGCAACGTCGGCATTGGTACTGCGTCGCCGGGAACGAAGTTAGACGTTACAGGATCAATCCGCGCGTCCGAATCGCTGAACGTCGGTACTGGTGGAACCTACGCCGCTGGGTCAATTTATTCAGACGCAAACTGGGGAATGATTTTCCGCGCCAAGCAGGCATCTCCTGTGCAGGCAAACTTTAGGTGGGCGACTAGCGCAGATAGCGAGTTGATGCGTATCGCGACAGACGGTAGCGTCGGCATTGGTACTGCGTCGCCGGGGACAAAGTTAGACGTCGCAGGAAACATAAATGTTGGCGCGTCAGGAAATAAAAATTATCAAATTGCGACTGACAGCAATGGATTATTTTTGCTGGATAGAACAAACACCCGCTATCCATTTAAAATCAATGCTGGTGCTTATGACGATGCTCTAGTTATAGGTTCTACCGGCAACGTCGGCATTGGCGCGTCGCCATCATTTAAATTTGAAGTACAACAAGGATCATCGGGCGCAAGTCCGTCATTACGGCAAACCCCGCAAGTTGTTCTTAAAGGATATGGTGGCGGTGGCACTTACCACTCTGGTATTGGCTTCTCCATGTTTGAACATACCAATGGATATTGGGGAAGCGGAATTCTTGAAGTTGATGATTCCGGCAGTTATGGCGCTGCAATGGCGTTTTATACGTCAACAGGCTCTGCCACGCCTACTCCGTCAGAGCGTATGCGTGTTACTTCCGCCGGAAAATTGCTCGTTGGAGTAACAACGCCAAGATATGACGAATCATTTTATACGCCGGGATACGCAATAATCGGGGCGGCAAGCGTAGGAGTTGGTCAAGCTATCATCGGAAACGACGGCTCTACCGGAATCAATGGCACCGTTGACAACGTAGCGTATGTGACCCGCACCAACAACACCGAGCGTATGCGTGTGACGGCTGGCGGTGATTTTTTATTTGGATGCACAGCTAACCCTAGTTCAACCGTTGTCGGAGTTCGTCTTGGCAAAACAGCAACCCAAGGGTTTGGGATGTCGGCTGCTGGCGGAACTGGCTCGCTTGAACATTGGTATTACTACAACCCAAACGGGCTTGTAGGAACCATCACAACCAGCGGCAGCGCCACGGCTTACAACACTTCCTCTGATCGTCGCCTGAAAGAAAACATTGCCCCAGCTGATGACGCTGGCGCACTGGTAGATGCCATCCAAATCGTTAAGCACGATTGGAAAGTTGGTGGGCACACTCGATACGGCGCTGTAGCGCAAGATTTGTATGAGGTTGTCCCAGAAGCAGTTGCGGAAGGCGACGATGGCGAAGAAATTGAAAAAACGTGGGGCGTGGACTACAGCAAGTTAGTGCCAATCCTTATTAAAGAAATCCAGTCACTTCGATCTAGAGTTGCCGCATTGGAGGCAAAATGAAACTAGACCTTACACCCGAGGAAGTGCAGGCCATCCTGCAAGTATTGGGACAACTCCCAACAAGCAGCGGCGCGTGGCCGTTGTTGGTCAAGATCAAAGAGCAGGCTGACGCAGCTTTAAAGGAACAAAGCAATGGTTAATTGGAAAGTGGAAAGCATGATCGTCAAGCCGCAGGACGGCTTGTTGACCGATGTTGTGGTGACGGCAACGTGGCGCTGCATTGCGGTGGATGGCGACTACAGCGCCTCTAACTACGGCAGCATGGGCTTTGCTTCACCGGGCGACGTTTTCGTGGCCTACCCCGACCTAACCGAGGACATCGTGCTGGGTTGGATTTGGGCAAACGGCGTAGACAAGGCCGAGGTTGAGGCGAACGTGGCGCGGGAACTTGACGCGCAGATCAACCCGCCGGTCGTTACCAAGCCGTTGCCGTGGAGTGAGGCGGCCTAAGAGTGAGCAACCTTTACGTCCTAGGCGGTTACTGGATCTTCGAGTACTGCGAGGGCGAGGATCGTGGCGAGGCGACGTTAAACGCTGCCGCCACGATCGCAGCAGCGGGCACTCGAGTGCGCCTTGGCGCCTCTGCCATGAATGCCGCTGCGACGGTGACAACGGTCGGCACCAGAGTGCGATTTGGCGAAGCGGCACTGAATGCCGCAGCCACAGCGACCATTGCCGGAGTGCGAGTCAGATTTGGCGCGGCAACGCTGCCTGCTGTCAGCACGCTCACGGCCAATGCGGTCAAGGTGGCAGTTGGAGCAGCGCAGCTAGACGCTGTCGCCACGCTGACCGCCACCGGCATTCGGGTGCAGTTTGGCACGCTGTCGATGGCCGCCTTGGCGACGATGGTTGTCACGGGGCGCAAGAAGTGGGAGCCAGAACCAGACACGGCAGAGGTCTGGACAACACAGGCAGACACGTCGGAGACGTGGACGCCGGTGGCGGATACGGCAGAAGTGTGGAGCGCAGTATCTGATACGGCAGAGAGTTGGACGCCGGTCGCAGACACGGCTGAAACGTGGACAGTCAAGACACATCCTGCAATTTTGCAGTGAGGGATAAAGAATGGCAGATTCAACAACCACCAACCTGTCACTGACGAAGCCGGAGGTCGGCGCGTCATCTGACACTTGGGGCGGAAAACTTAACACCAACTTCGACATCGTCGACGGCATCTTCAAGGATGACGGCACCGGCAGCTCTGTCGGCTTGCAGGTCGGTTCTGGCAAGGTGCTGAAGGTTGGCGGCACGCAGAACATGTCTGCGCTGACTGCATCGACTGCGCTGGCACTTGATGCCAGCAAGAACGTGGTCAGCGTCACCAACACGGGCAGCGGCAACAACGTGCTCGCGACCAGTCCGACTCTGGTGACGCCTGCGCTTGGTACGCCTTCATCGGTGACGCTTACCAATGCCACCGGGCTGCCGCTCACGACTGGAGTGACGGGAACATTGCCCATCGCAAACGGCGGCACCGGATCTACATCAACAACGTACTGCGCGCTCGGCACCAATGTCTCTGGAACGCTTCCGGTAGCCAATGGTGGTACTGGGCAAACGACGTACACCAACGGTCAGTTGTTGATTGGTAACACTACCGGCAACACGCTCACCAAGGGCACGCTGACGGCAGGAACCGGCATCAGCGTCACCAATGGAACAGGCTCAATCACGATTGCCAACACCTTGCTTGGCACGCCGACCATGAGCATCGTGACTGGCACGACTCAGTCGGCTGCCGCGAATGCGCACTATATTTTGACCAACGCATCTGCGACCACAGTCACGCTGCCAAGCTCGCCGTCTGCTGGTGACTTTATTTGGGTCACGGTAGCCAATGGCCTGACAACCAACGTGGTCGCACGCAACGGAAAGCCAATTCAAGGAATTGCGGAAGACATGACGCTCAACGCGCCTTATGCGAGCGTGCAGCTCCGCTTTGTCGACAACACTGAAGGATGGGTGATCGTATGAGTTTTCTTTCACAGTTTGGCGGAGGATCTCCTGCCAAGGTTACGACCTATACCAGTGGTACTGGCACGTTTACGCCGATTAGCACGAGCCAGTCTTATGCTCGAGTCACAGTGGTTGGCGGTGGCGCTGGCGGAAATGGCGGAAACGACTCATCTGCTGGCGGTGCAGGCGGCGGTGGCGGCGGATCTCGGTCTGTATGGATCAAACTTTCTGCCTCATCGTACGATTACGCTGTAGGTGCCGCAGGAACAGGCGGCGGTGATGCATCAAGCGGAACCAATGGTAGCTTGTCTAGATTTGGCGGGATCGTTGCAAACGGAGGAACTTCTAGTTCTTCTTTTGGAGGCTCTGCCGGCAGCAGCTTATCTTCTGGTAGCGGATTACTTGGTAGCGGCTATGGAATAGGCGGCGACTCAGGCGGTGCTGGCGGTGAAGGCGGAAACAACACGGCAGGCGGCCGTGGAGCTGGCGTCAACTTCCCTGCCGCTGGTGCATATCGCGCCGCAAACGGATCGGCTGCTGGCGGTGCCACGCGAGGTGGTGGCGGCGGTGGCGATAGCCTGATGGGGTTTGGTGGCGTTGGCGGTAGTGGTGGCGCCGCTGGAGGAAATGCCACCGGCTATGGCGGCGGCGGTGGTGGCGGATCTGGAAACGCCGGCTCTCCCGGTGGCTCTGGTGGAAACGGATCGGCTGGAATCATCATCATTGAGGAGTTTGTCCAATCATGAAGCGATGGGCTTGCATAGAAATTGATCATGTCTTGATGGTGGTCGAGCAGGATGATTGCCCGAGCATCTCTGGGCTTTGGGTAGAGTGCGCCGCTGATGTTGGGCCGGGTTGGGTTTATGACGGAAATGTATTCTCACCTCCACCCCCGCCTCCCGAGCCGGAGCTGCCGGAAGAACCAACTCCACCCGCTGAGTAACGCCAGCCATGATTGAGCAAGAAACCAACAACGCGCTCGAGCTGGCGCTGCTGCGCAAAGACTTCGAGGCTTTGCAGGCTGACATGACCGAAGTCAAAGCGGACTTGAAGAAGCTCGCAACGGCTTGGTCTACGGCTGAAAACCTCGTGGCCTTTGTTAAATGGCTCGCCGGTCTTGCGGCTGCGATCGCCCTGATTACGGGCATGGTCAAGGGCTGGTTCTCCATGTCAGCTCCAAAGGAGTAAGACACAATGCTGCTGCCGATTACGCTGCCCCCCGGAGTGTACAAAAACGGCACGGACTATCAGGCCAAAGGCCGATGGTTCGACTCTTCTCTCGTGCGCTGGTACGAGGACACGATTCGCCCTGTCGGCGGCTGGCGCAAGCGATCCAACAATACGGTCAGCGGCAAGTGCCGTGGCCTTTTGACTTGGCGCGACAACACCAACGACCGATGGATTGCGCTTGGCACGCACACCAACCTTTATGTGATGACAGAGGGCGGCACGCTCTCGGACATCACGCCGGTAGGGTTTACTGCTGGGCGTGCTGATGCCACCTACAACAACGGCTTTGGCGGTGGCCCCTTTGGCTCCTATGCCTATGGTGTCTCGCGCCCTGACTCCGGCTCCATCGACCCGGCTACGACATGGACGATGGATACTTGGGGGCAGTACCTAATCGCCTGCTCCAACGATGACGGCAAGCTGCTCGAGTGGCAGTTAAGCACCGGCTCGGATGCGGCAGCCCTTGCCAATGCGCCGATCGACAACAAGGCCGTCATGGTCACCGAGGAGCGCTTTGTATTCGCCCTTGGGGCGGGTGGCGTCGGCCGTAAGGTGCAGTGGTGCGACCAAGAAGACAACACGCTTTGGACGCCGGCCATTACCAACCAAGCGGGCGACTTTGAGTTAGAGACGCCGGGCACGCTTATGGCAGGCAAGCGCCTGCGTGGCGTCAACTTGCTATTTACCGATGTGGACGTGCACACGGCGAACTATGTCGGGCCGCCGTTTGTCTACGGCTTCGAGCGCATCGCCTCTGGCTGCGGCCTAATTGGCCCGCAGGCGGTAGCTGCCGTGGAGTCGGTCGCCTTCTGGATGTCGCCGGCCGGCTTCTTCATCTACGACGGTTTCGTCAAGCCGATCTCCTGCGACGTTCTGGACTACGTCTTTACCAATCTTAACGACTCCCAAAAGTCCAAGATTTACGCCGTCGCCAATAACCAGTTTGGCGAGGTGTGGTGGTTCTACCCGAGCGCCACAAGCCTAGAGATTGACTCCTATGTATCATACAATTATAGGGAGAATCACTGGGCAGTCGGATCGCTGGCGCGAACCGCTGGCACCGATCGCGGGGTCTTCAGCTACCCGCTGATGGTATCCACCGATGGATACGTCTACGAGCACGAGGTTGGACTGGAATACGAAGGTGCAAGTCCGTATGCCGAAACCGGGCCGATTGAGCTTGGCAATGGCGATCGCACCCTGATGGCACGGCAACTGATACCAGACGAGAAGGCTCTCGGGTCGGTGTCGGTGCAGTTCAAGACCAAACTGACGCCAGAGGGCGCAGAGTCCACAAAATCCTACACGATCAATGGCGCGTACACGAACGTGCGCTTCTCCGGCCGCCAGGCCGCGATGCGCATCACGGGTGCTTCGCCGAATACAGACTGGCGCGTGGGCACCATGCGCCTCGATGTGGTCGAGAGTGGTCGCCGATGATGCACGACGTACAAGATGCAAGCGAGATCACGGCTCCCTTTCGGGAGTTGATAGAGCGCACGCTCAAAGAGAACTACGGCCAGATTAACTATCAGGACGTGGTCGATGGCATCAACGAAGGTGAGTACCAGTTTTGGACGGCAGAGAATTCCTGCGTGATGACGACTATCGACATCTTCCCGCGCATGAAGCAACTGACCGTGGTCATTGGGGCAGGAGACCTCGAGGAAATCGACAACGTCATTCGCCCTGTTGTTGAGGAATGGGCGCGAAGCATTCAATGCGACGCGATGGTCATCATGGGCCGCCCCGGCTGGCAAAAAGCGCTTGAGGGCTACAAACGCACCGCAGTGGTGCTCGAGAAAAGACTATGAGTAAACTTTTCAAGTCCAAGACACAAAAGACCGAGACGCAGAAGACCGAGATAGACCCGAGGGTCTATGAGCAGGTCTTGGCGAATCTTGATCTGGCAAGACAGGTCGCCTCGATTCCATACCAGCCGTACACCGGCTTGATGGTGGCGCCGTTCACGCAAGACTATCTTGCCGGTGAGCGCGCTGTGCGCGGCATCGCGCAGGAAGGCGGCTACGTCCCAGAGCTTGAGATGGCTGCGCGACAGGCTGCGCAAGATCTTGGCTTCCAGTCTGGACAGATTGGTGCGCCAACCTTTGACCCTCGAGTAATGGCCGAACGTATCGGTGCAGAGCGAGTAGGCCGGTCTTTGGCCGGTGGCCCGATGCAGATCGGTGCCGGTCAAGTAGGGACGCAGTTTGCTGCGCCGATGATTGGCGCAGAGCGCGTGGGTGCATCTTTGGCTGGTGGCCCAGAGCGCGTGCGAGCCGGACAGGTCGGCACCACCTTTGCCGCTCGTGATATTACTGCCCCCGGCGCTGCGCCGACTGTGCGCGGCGCTTCTGTTCTTGATCGCGACATCGGCGCATATATGTCGCCGTACACGTCGCAGGTCATCGAGGCTGGGCTGTCAGACATTGACCGCGCTGCCGCTCTGCGCCAGCAGGACATCGGAGCGCAGGCGACTCGTGCGCGTGCCTTCGGTGGCTCGCGTCAAGCGGTGCAGGAAGGTATCGCGGCAGGCGAGGCAGAGCGCGAGCGTAATCGGTTCATTGCCGAGCAGCGCGCGGCTGCCTTCCAGCAGGCGCAGGCGCAGCGTGAGGCGGACGTTGGTCGCGAGCAGCAGGCCGGTATCTCCAACCAAGCGGCAGCGCAGAACATCATTGAACTGGCGCAGCGTGGCGAGATCAGCAACCAGCAGCGTGACCTTGAGTTGCAGCGCCTTGGCGTGACGGCGCAGACGCAAAACGTCGAGGCTAGTTTGCGCGCAGATCTGTCCAATCAGCAGGCCATTCAGGACTACATGCGGCTCGGCCTCACGGCAGAGCAGGCGAACCAGCAGGCGCAGCTTGATGCGGCTCGCTCCAATCAGGCGGCCGTGCAGGAAGCCGAGCGTATGCGACTCACTGGCGAGACGACCAACGTACAGACCGGATTGCAGGCTGCGCAGTCTAATCAGCAGGCGGTCGAGAACTACATGCGACTTGGCCTGACGGCAGAACAAGCCAACCAGCAAGCATCGCTGGATGCCGCTCGCGCCAATCAGTCGGCCGGCCTGCAAGCGCGACAGACCGAACTTGGCGCGATGGGCGACCAGGCAAGCCGTATCCTCGAGGCGCAGCGTGCCAACGAGGCGGCACGTCTGGGCGCTGCTAACTTCCGCCTTGGCACAGGGGCGCAGTTGGCTGGCTTCGGCCAGACGGCGATGCAGAACCGCTACGGCGCAGGCCAGCAGATGATGGCGCTTGGCGCAGGGCAGCAGGGCTTGGCGCAGCAGTACCTCGACGCGCAGCAGCAGGAGTTCATGCGTCGCACGCAGTACCCGCTCCAGCAGCTTGCGATCTTGCAGGGTGCCGTGGCGGCGAGTCCGTACAACCAGACGGTTACGGGGTCGACGACGGTGCAGGGACGGCCGAGCTACTTCGACATCTTCCGGCAGACGGTGGGTTCGTTCCCGATGCCGGGTGGCGGCAGCGGCAGCACCGGCTCAGACATGGACATGAAGACCAAGGTCAAGAAGATCCGCAACCCGCTCGACAAGGTCAATCGTTTGAAGGGTATCGAGTTCGAGTGGGAAGACGGATACGGGCGCGACGAAGACGAGGACATGGGCGGAGAGAGCGACATGAGCATCTCTGCGCAGGATCTCGAGGAAGTCATGCCGAGCGCAGTCTCTCGCCGTCGCGATGGAATGCGTCAGTACGACGTGCCGCAGATGGTCGGCCTTCTGACCGAGGCGGTCAAAGAGCTTGACGAGAAAGTATCCAAGACCGCTGGCAAGCGGAGGAAAGCGTGATGTTAGATACCAATCCATTGAGCAACCCCGGCGATCTCTTCAAGAAAAAGAAGACGGTCGGGCAACGCACGGTCGATATTCTCAAGAGCCTTGGCACGCAGTACCAAGCGCCAGAGCCGGAAGACAGCATGAGCGTACTCAGTGCGCTTGGCGATGATCCTCTGGCATCAACGCTGTCGCTGCGACCGGGTGAGGTGCGAGACATGTCGATTGATGTCTACGATCCGAACCGCCTCTATGGCGGCATGTACAAGCGATACGGCGGCCGCAAGATTCGCGGCTTGCTCGGGGATTGAGGGATAAAACATGGCAGAGCAAGCAACAAGACGACGACGACCCGGAATGCTGACGCGATACGTCGGCGGCCTTCTGGGCGAAGATGTCGAGAACATGAGCGACGAGCAGCTTCGTCGATTCCAGAGCGAGGCGCTGATCAATGCGATCGGCGGCCTTGGCAGTGGCGTCGGCTTGCTCGGTGGCATCGGACAGTTGGCGCAGCGGCGGCAAGAGCAGCAAGAGAAGCGCCAGATGGAGCAGCGAGTAGAAGCCGGAAGACAGGCCTCTAGCCAGATCGCCGGCCGTCTATACGGTGGCCTCCCGCTGTCAACTGCGCCCGGCGCAGAAACACCGGGTGATGAGTTGACTGGCGTCAGTGTTCAATCCCCGTATCGCCGCGATCCGACCGGCGCCATGGCGCTGTCTGGCACGCAGGCTGGCATGGACGCGCTCAAGATGAACCCGATGCTTCAAGAAATGTTGAAGGATCAGGTTGGACAGCAGGTTGTTGGCGGATCTGTATATGACCGGCAGACCGGGAAGTTCATCACGCCGCCGAAGGATCAAGTTGTCACGCTGTCAGACCAGGAGGTTGCAGCTCTTGGCTTCCCTAAAGGTTCCATCATACAAAGAGATGCAATGGGCAACCTGAAGGTTGTTCGCGATACGACGCCACCGAAATCTGGCGGCCCATCGTTTGGCGACGAAAGCTCTTTGAGAAAAGAATGGAATGCATTAACAGAGGACTATCGAAGCATTGGGTCGATGTGGTCTAAAGTTCTTGAGGCAGGGTCAAACCCGACTTCAGCAAATGACATCGCATTGATTTTCGGGTACATGAAGATCCTTGACCCGCGCAGTGTGGTGCGAGAGGGTGAGTTTGCCACAGCGCAGAATGCTGGAAACATCGAAGAGTCAATTCGCGCTCGTTACAATCAGTTGATTGAAGGCAGCGGTCGATTAACCCCAGAACAGCGTCAAGCCTTCTTGCAGTCTGCGTATGGAACGGTCAAGAGTCAGATCCCACAACTTAGCGCGCTTGAAAGACAGTACAACGCAATCGCTATTGCTCGCGGATTTGACCCGAGGATGATTGTTGCTAACCCGCTGCAAAGTGCGATGCTGCCGAAGGCAAGCGGTGTTGATGATCCAAGATACAAGGAAATTCCTGTTGGTGCTCTTTATGAAGGCGCTGATGGTGTAATTCGTAGAAAGACAGGTGCCAAATGAGCTACGGAAATGACGAAGTAATTGGCAAATCCAAGAAAGATGAAAACGGCGGATCTGCTATTGAGTACACAAGAGATGTGCTCAAGCAGATGCCGCGCCAGCTTGGCCTGACAGCTCGCAATGTCATCACCGGAGTCACAGGGCTTCCCGGCCTTGCCGCAGACGTGACTATGAGTGGAATCAATGCGCTACTGCCATCAAACATGCGGCAGGACATGCCAAGCACAGCTCTTCAAAACTTAATGACTCGCGCCGGATTGCCGGAAGCAGAGACTACTCTTGAGCGTGGCTCTGGCATGGTTCAGTCCGCACTGAGCGGATCGCGAATTGATCCGATGGCGGCTATGGCCGTGCTTCGATCTTCTGGTACGGCCACGTCATCTGCTGCTCGAGCAGCAGGCCCGCTGGCTACTCCGCAAAACATGCGAGTGCCTATCCCAAAAGAAGACACGTTCTTTGAAGGAAGAGGGCAGGGGTACGTTGTTCCGCCTGCGTCGGTCAGATCAGATGTGCCGACTCAAGTTGCCGAGAGCTTTAGCGGTAAGCGCTTGACGGCAGAGGTGGCTTCGGAGCGCAACCAAGATGTGACAAACCGACTTGCCGCGCGTGCTCTTGGGTTGAGCGAGAATCAGCCCATTACGCAGTCTTCGCTCAGTGCAGTGCGAGCAGAAGCTGGCAAGGTATACCGAGACATCACTGGAACTGGCCGCATAGCGGCAGACCCGCAGTACAAGTCGGACATCAATGCCATTGCATTGAATGTGCAGAAAATTGCACAGGACTTTGGTGATCTGAATGTTGGCGCAAGAGAAGAAGTCTCTAAGCTCGCAAAAGATCTTGATCAGAACAACTTCTCTGCTGACTCTGCCATGTTGCTGTTGCGCCAACTGCGTAACGACGCAACGAAGAACATGCAGTCTCAGGAAGCCAAAAACGCGAACCTCGGCATGGCGCAACGAGCTGCCGCCAATGCTTTAGAGAATGTCATCCTTCGGCATCTTCGCCGCATTGGCCGTGATGACCTTGCAGACCAGTTCAACAACGCACGCACGACAATCGCCAAGTCTCACGACGTAGAGGCCGCGACTAACTTCTCAACTGGGGAAGTCAACCCGCAAGTGTTCGCTCGATTGCTTGCCAATGGCGAGCCTTTGTCTGGCGAGCTTGAGTTGATTGCTCGCATGGGCAGCGCTTTCCCACGATCCATGACGCCACGCAGAGACAGCACTGGCGTGACTGCACTTGACTTGGGATTGTTTGGCGGCGGCCTTGGCGCTGGCTACTTGGCGCAAGATCCCCTGATGGCGGCTGTCGGCGCATCCATCCCATTGTTGCGACGCGGCATGACTCGAGGGCTTTTGAGCGAGCCAGTTCAGAATGTCTTGTCGCGTCCGTATCCGGGCGTGCCGGGGCGAGCGTTTGGTGCCGGCGCCGGACTGTTGGGCGCAGAGACAGAAGAAGAGCAGCGCAAGCGTAGAGCGGCGGCTGGTCGATAAACACTAGGGGGTCAGATGGACATCTTCGAGATCTTCACCCGCGCATGGCCGATTATCCTTGCCATCATCACGCTGATCATCGTGCTGTCAAAGCTCGACCTGCGCGTGGCGGTGCTCGAGGAGAAGGTCAAGTCCATTTTCGATCTGATTAACAAAGGCAGATAATCATGCTCGAGACACTCATGGGTGGCGTATTCGGTGGCGTGCTGCGACTGGCTCCAGAGGTGCTCAAGTTCTTTGACGCCAAGAACGAGCGCGGTCACGAACTGCGAATGGTCGAGGCCGAGATGAAGTTCGCCCAAGTGAAGGGCGAGATCGCCATGCGCCAGACCGAGGCGCAGATGACGATGGCCGAGGTCGATGCGATCGGCGAGGCGTTCAAAGAGCAGAGCGCCACGGCGCGAGCAGCCGGCAAGTGGGTGGCCGCGGTGTCTGCACTGGTGCGGCCGTTCGTGACCTACCTCTTCGTCATGGCCTATGCTGCCGTGAAGATTGCCGCATTCCTGATCGCGCTCGAACAGAACGGCGATTGGAAGCAGGTCGCGCTCACGATGTGGGGCGTCGACGATATGGCCGTTCTGAACATGGTGCTCAGTTTCTGGTTTGTCGGTCGCGTCTATGAACGCACTCGATGAGGCTATCAATCTAGCCGCCGAGCTTTGCAGACACTTCGAGGGATTTAGAAGTAAGCCGTATATTTGCCCTGCTGGATTTCCTACACAGGGCTGGGGCACGGTCTACAAGCCAGACGGCACCAAGGTATCAATGGATGATCCACCGATCAGCCGTGAATTGGCCGATCAGTGGCTTTTGTCCGAGCTGCGGACTAATTACGGCGCCGGGGTGTTGAGAGCCTCGCCGAACCTCATCAATCACCCGAGGGTGTTGGCGGCGGCCATTGATTTTGCTTACAATCTTGGCGTCCCGAGATACCGATCCAGTACGTTACGAAAACGAATGGAGGCAGAGCAATGGGACGAGGCAAGGCTTCAGTTGATGCGATGGACAAAGGCCGGCGGTCGCGAACTGCCGGGGCTGGTGCGTCGCCGAAAAGCGGAAGCGGCCTTGCTGCCATGACACCGCGCAGCGATGGTGTGCCGCAGCAGTTCCAGCTCGCAGGGCACACGATTGCGGTCAATGTCATCACGCCGCGCAAGTGGAAGCACGGCAAGAACTGCGTCGGGATCTGGCTCCCCGGCGACTACAAGATCGAACTCCTCTCAAGCTGCAAAGGATCTAATCGTCAGCAGGTGTTTTGCCATGAGGCAATACACGCGATGCTGGACATAGCAGGACACGATGACCTGTCGCGCGACGAGCAACTCGTCGATCGATTAGGGCACCTGCTCCAGCAGATGCTGACCACCATGGAATGAAACGCCACCTCATCATCCCTGACACACAGATTCGGCCAGAGTCAAACACGGCGCACATACACTGGGCAGGCGAGGCGATCCTCGAGTACCGCCCTGACGTGGTGGTGTGTCTCGGCGACTGGTGGGACTTCCCGAGCCTCAACAGCCACGCAGAGAAGGGCAGCGCAGAGTTAGAAGGTGCGCGCTATCAGGCTGACGTGGACGCTGGGAACGAGGCTTTCCGTCTTCTAAATTCTTACTTTAAGAAGTCACGCAGCAAGACGTGGAAGCCGCGCAAAGTATTCCTCGAGGGCAACCACGAGAACCGCGCAAACCGCATCGCCAAGAATGACCCAAAGTGGCAGGGCATTATCGGCTCGCAGAACTGCCAGACGCTGGACTGGGAGCGGCACAAGTTTCTAAAGATCGTGGAGATCGACGGGATCGCTTATTGTCATTACTTCCCGAACCCGTTCAGCGGTAAGCCTATCGGCGGCACGATCGTCAGCCGCCTCAACAACATCGGCAAGTCATTCGTGCAGGGCCACCAGCAGGGCTTCCTGTACGCCTCAAAGCAATACCCTGACCATGTCAAGCATGGGCTGGTCGCTGGGCGCTTCTACCTTGAGAGCGAGGGCTATCGTCCGGACGATGTACAGACAAGCGAGTGGAACGGGATCGTGGTGCTCAATGGGGTGAAGAAGGGGGATTACGACCTGATGCCGCTGCGGATGGATTATCTGCGTCGGAAATACGGCGCTTGAGCGCCATCATCTCCCCAGTCAGTTTCAGGTAAGACGCGACAGAGTCGGCCAACTCTTTGCCGAGTTCTTTGTTGCGGCGCCGCTCGACGGCTAGACAATACTCCAGCTCGCTGACCACCTCGCGCAACTGGCTAATCGATAGCGATCGCGCCAGGTACTCTCGGCGCCATGATCCACCTTCACTCTTGTCGTCGATCATAAGTGGCCGGCTGTCGCGACGGGGCCGGCTCTCCGTGTAGCAACTCACGCGACTTGGTCTCTAGGTTCTAGTATTTCCCTTCGTTGATCCTGCGGCCCACATCGAGCGCTTCCTGCAACCTGTCTTGGTTCCAGATGTCGATGATCTGCTCGCGAGTGATCTTGCCAGAGGATCTGCGCTCGTAGCCGTGCAGCTCTTCCATCGCCTCCAGATCACAAGCCGCAGCAGTCAAGAACCACGCCGCCTTGCGCAGATCCTGCGCCATCGCATTGTCAGCCTTGCGACCAGCACGGCACAGGTACTTCAACGCCGAGCCGTGGCAGTAGGCGACGAATCCCTCCTCGCCTACCACCGCACGGATGATGTCGATCGCCTCGACCTGATGGCCGTCAACATCGAGCTTGTAGTGACTCGGGTTGTTGACCACATCCTCATCATGATCGCCGCGCAGCATCTTGTCGAACTCCTCCGGCGATACATAAAAGTCTGGCCCGCTCATGCTGCTACCCATAACATGGTCTTGACGAACACGCCGAGGATAGCACCGCCGACCACAGCGCCGAGAAGCGCAAGAGCCATCACGGCAACGATTGAAAACGCCCATGCAGCGTAATCTTTCATGTCTTCGTTTTTCATGCTGCCCTCTTTTTAAGCCGTTCCATCAGATCATACAACGATCGCAGGTTTAGGAACGCCGGCCAGGCATCATCATCGAGCGACGGGTAGTAGTGGTGACCGAAGTCGCCATTCTCTTTTGAGAACCGCAGCAAGTGATACCCGCCGTCGATCTTGTTGCCGGTGCACTCTTCGTAAGCCTTGGCGTATGCGACCAACTGGATCAGGTACTCAGGGTAGACGCCACCCGAAGTCTTGAAGTCGCCCAGCACCAACTTGCCGTTGAGCTTGCCAATGAAGTCGAGCGTACCGCCGTAGCGGTGCGTCTCGGACAACACCGGCACCTCGCAGTCGATGATCTCGAGCTGCGTGCCCTTGCACCAGAACTCAAAGGCGCTGTAAGCACTGACCACCTGCGCACGAAACGCAGCCGGGTCAAGCGTCTTTACCTTCTCCATCGTGGCCTCGAGGTGCGCCAAAGGATCTTTGCCCTTCACGAACACCTCGCACATCTCGTGCACGCAGGTGCCGATCGGCAGCGCATCGTTGCCATCGTACAGACCGGCCGGGGCTTCCTTACCCGATCCCTCCAGCACGCCGTGTGCTCGGCCGGTCTTATACGCCCAGTTCAGGAGTGCACCGGGATCTTTAATCTTGAGGATGGTGGTGACAGACGGCACTTTCGTGCCGTCCGCCAGTTTGTAACCGTATCGTGCGGTAGCCATCAGAAGCTCAGATCGTCGTCTTTGAAGTCTTCGACGCGGTGCTCTTGGTTGACCACCGGCTTCGCCGCAGCAGGCGCCGCCTTCGGCAGCGTCGGCGGGTCGATGATGCGGCCAGCGATCTTGTCCTGCACCCACGTCGGCAGCTTGTCGAACGTGTCGGGGTTTGGTGCGTCTGGTGTATACCAAAGCGCCTCGCCCTCGAGCGCTGGTGGCGTCATGCCCTTCGGAAGCGGCATGATGCTGGTCAGATTGGCGTAAGTCTTCTCGCCTTTAACGCTGTGCGTTACGTTGATGAAGGCCGGCTTGCCGAGCACGTTGACCAGATCAAACTTCTTGAGTTCGTCCGGGGTGAATGCACGGCCGCGCCACGATTGCAGCAACTGGCGCAGCGTGGCCTTCTCGTTAAGGCTTAAGCCAACGGTGCGGCTGATCACGGCGGGCAGGCTCTTGGTCTCGCCATCCTTGGTGATCTCGACGCGCTCCGAGGGGATCTGAAAGCGCAGCAGCAGCGTGCGCTTTGGCGCAAACTGACCGCCGGGTGAGGCCTGCACGCCTAGGTCTACGACCATGTCACAGACTGCGGCATAGGCGCCGGCCTCGAGCGGCTTGCGCTCGGGATAGTTACCGCCGGCTGATGCTGATACGAAAATGCTCATATTTAACTCCGTGTATATACGTTGTGTATACGGCTCACCAGTATTCTCTGCCGCCCCGACTGGAGCGCCAGTTTGGCGGGGGAACCTGCCGCCAAATATGTTGCCGGTTGTTTTGCAGCCGGCGGATGATGTCGATGATCCAGCGCATCATCGCTCGAAGATCGCGACAGCGATTGCCAGCACCGCGAACACGATGCAGACCTTAATGAGCGTGATGGCGTGCGGCAGTTCTGCCGGGGTGAGCGTGAAGATGTCCATCACTTCGCCCTCGGTGAATACTTGCTGTACAAGGATTGCGCCTCGCTGCCGAGGCCGTCAAAGGCGAGCTGGTTCAGCATGGCCTTGATGCGCAGGGATTCGTCCCAGCCCTTCTTCCATGCGCGGTAGTCGTCGGAATACTCCGAGTACCAATCGTGGGACTTAAGAACTGACTCGAGATCTGTGAGGGTGGTCATGGTTGACTCCTTGGCGGCCATTAGGCCGCCGCTCCGTTGACCCACCAGCGACCGACTCGGATTGCGCGATCGCGCTCCATAAAGTCAGTGACCATACGGTCGTTGACGCGAACATAATAATCGGAGCCTGTGAGAGTGCTAACTTCCACAACCTCAACCTTACCGTGCCAGCAGCGCATACGGCCGATGACAACCTCAATGTTTTCCGGCTCGTCATTCCCAAGATCGCCACGATCGAAGCCGTCAAAGCGGCTGGCATCGGCGGCGCTATCGCGAAGGTGTTCTGCGTACTTGTCAAACATTTTAGTCTCCTTTGATCGCTTCGTCCGGCACCCTGCCGGGGAGATAAGAATGTAGCAAGCGGCAAAACAGAACACAAGCCCCATTTGTGAAAATAATTCGCTTGACCCCAAAACAGGCACAAGGTAGGTTTGTCGGCTATGAAAAAGCCAACCAGCGAATCGATCGCCCTGCTCCACGCCGTGGACATATTGGGCGGACAAACGGCCACGGCCAAGAAGCTAGGCGTCAGCCAGCAGGCGGTGCAGTATTGGGTAAAAAGGGGTAGGGTGCCTGCCCTGAAGGCCATTCCGCTCGAGGTCGCAAGCGGGGTGTCTCGGCAGAAGCTGCGGCCGGATCTTTATCCATGAAACCAGAATTGACAGCAATCGTGCCAGTCGAGCGTATCCTCGAGCTGGCGAAGAAGTACCCCGTATTTCCATGCAGGAGGAAAGATGAAACTGATCAAGAAGGTCGCACGCTCAAAGCAAAAAGCCCGCTCACCAAAAACGGATTCAAAGACGCCACGCAAGACGAAGCCCAGATACGTCGATTCTGGGCCAATCACCCTGACGCACTCGTTGGGATTCCAACCGGCAGCCGCACCGGTCTCGCCGTCATTGACTTCGATACCAGCAAGGCTGGCGCATCTGCTCAAGACTGGCTGGGCGAAAATCAAAGCATTCTTTTG